AGCTAAAGATGGAGAGGCGCTACCTCCCTCGACATCTCGCCAACCAGGCGTCCTGGTAGAGTCACTCTGCCTTGCCCTACTGCCTATCTCTGCTGGGCTTTCATCCAGCATACTAGGGGCTTTTCAGCCTTCCTACCGCTCCCCAATCCCTCTAGCACAGTCTGAAACGCAAGACTGCTAAAGCACTGTCGTACTAACTAGTATGTTCGGGATTGTTGGACGGCCCAGGTGCGGGCCGGGAAGTGAACGACTTCGGGTAACACCGAAGGTTTCATGACTCTACCCCCTCCGTACGTGGCAAATTAATACGCCGTTTGACTTATGGCGCCGCGGATTTAAAGCCGCCCCACACGTACAGCCTGGCCAAGAGGCCATCTAGTTCACTCGTATTCCATTAACTCGCGACCAAAAGTTTCGAGGTCGCGAAATACGAGTGCCTCCCTTATACTGACGTAATCTGATACCAGAAAACGCAGTTCTTCTTCTCCCCTATTCACCGACTCGATTTTAAGAGCCGCCAACTTACCCAAGTAGGTTAGTCGGGACCAGGGCTTCACAGCTCTGTATGAATAGGTCCGACGAATTGACCCCACAGACGGGGAAAATACGTCTCTCTTCCTCCCACCCTCCCGACCTGTAGCCCACTGGTGCAGATACAGAGCTACTTGCTCATCGGGATCCAGCCGTCTGCGGACAGCTGAAAGCAATGTGGAAGGCACGTTGGGTGCCTCCGGCAGACAGGTGTAATTCCTGTTCCACATTGACCTCTGCCGCTCGAAAGCGACATAGGACTTCGCATTCAAGCGAAGCTGGGTTGGGAGGAACCCCCACTTCTTGCCGATCCTAGACCTGATGAAAGCATCAGTCCAGGCAACGCTACCGGAAACCGCCTTTGCAGCGTGCTGCATCCCGGCATAATCGGCAAGAAATCCACCTCTCCGCAAGTTGCGAATCTCACGCCACTTGCCCCCTTTGCCTTTCAGAAACCCGGTTGAGTTGATCTCAGCAACGGTTTCTGACCGGATAGTCTTCAGGTCGTTCAACTTGTACCCGCTAGGGTAATCTGAAGCTTCCAGGTAACGGCAAGATGACACAAGAGTGTCATCCCCGTTTACAAGGACATTGCCTTCTTCCCCGCGTAGCGCCCAACGCGCTGCAAGGTACGAGTGAAGACAAAGAAGGGGAAAAGAGAGGTAGCTCCCCATCATCTGCCCATGCGATACTTCCCGCCCCTCTCCGGCACAATCAACAAGTGGCCGAAGTGACTGGTACGCCCGAAGCCGTACAGGTCCTGGGATATTACGACTCTTCCGAAGCAAAGAGCCCAGTATCGCCTCTGTCACCTCAAGTGACAGGTTGTCTGTGGCGCTCACCAGATCTACCGAGGTCTGGTAAGGGTAAACACAGGCAGATGAAATTCTCTCCTCCGTAGGTGGTCCGACAAGGCGCCAAGGCATGCTCATAAGGTGAGCATCCAAGGTCTTGTGTAATGGCGCTAGTATCTCTGTGGACTCGTCATAAATGACAAGTGGTCTGCACTTACCAGCGCTCATAACTTCCTTGTACCGGGCCTCAACAGGGCGATCGATCGGAACTGATCGTCCTGTAAGACACTGTCTACGGAAATCTAATCCTTTTCCACACCAGTACATGTCCGCGCGAGGCGCGGACATCCTGGCGGAAGGGTTGGGCACATGACGCCAAACAAAATCGGCATAGTTCCGATCCCAACCATAAGGAAAGATACGAGAAACCTCAGTTCTTACGAACCGGAGGTACTCGGGAGAGGAGGAGGGGGGTATGGAGAACGCGTTCTGCTCCCAAGCAGGACGCGCGGAAGGCGTATGTTGCCTGCAGCCTTGAGGTAGGCTGCGTTTAATTGACGCGACGGAATGGGCAAACTCCCATCGCTCGTGCTTCAACATACGCATCAGGGGAAGGAAGCCATGGGCGTCTCGATGTCGAGACTGTTTCCTAGGAAACACCACAGCAGCCCGTTCCCTCCCCTGAAGGAGAAGATAAGAGAGGAACCTATTCAAATCACTAGGCTTCAGATCAGGCAGTTCGCAATCGGGTATCCGAAAGCGAATCCTAATAAGTCTGAGCCCATGTGAAATGGTCTCTCTTGTGTCGCAAGAACTGCGAAAGCAGCCGCGACACGTTTGAGCTCCTGAACCAGAAATGGACTTAGCAGGAGCAGCGGTGCACGAAGATCTAAATCGTGTGCCAGACGTCGGCATGGTAATGCTTGTTAGCAGCCAGGTGTCGACGGGATCCTTTAACG